GTTATGTTGATAAACTGCCCACTGTTTGCACCTACGCAAATACCGTCTTTAGATGCCCACATAATAACGGTACCAGAAAGACCTTCGCCTACCTTGCCACCGTCTTTAATTTTTACTTCGGAGCCTTCATTGCATCCATAATCTGCAACTCGCTTTCGTACAAAGTCTTCTCTGGTTGCTCCGCCAATGAAATAAGTTGTCTGCCTGTTGATGTCACCGCAGCAAACCCAAAGGCCATCATCAACGGCCTTCATCATGGTAATCTCATTCTCGAACTGTATGAAGTTTTTACGCCTGTCTACTTGTCCTAAGTAATTAACATCACTATACCATACAGTTTCATTCCTTGCAACATAAAGTCGCCCGTTGTAGTATTCTATGTGTTGGCCGGGTAACAAGGCGTGCTTATGCTCTTCTGTGGTGGTTGACAGTGGGTTACTTACGCCGTTGTATATGTATCCTATTACTGACGGGTTAGTATAATAATACTGGTCGTTTACTTCGCAAAAGCTCATGTGGTAGTCACTTACGTTACTGCGTATGGTAGTGGATGTGTAGTCCTTATTTAGCATTTTCAAGTTGCCGCCATCGACATAGAAGCAATTTTTGTCATCGCCCCACATGCTATGAAGCTGTCCAGACGGGGTAACTTTCTTGACCGTTCCATCTCTTCTTGCTGGTCTGCCCATATTGGAAATGTCTATATTGTAAGCATATACAAGCTGTCGAGGTTCCATTCTGGCCTCGTCAGTTACGTTGTTTATCCCGGAAACTACTCCTATCTCAATGCTCCCGGATGAAATATCTATATTACGGGTCATCTGTTGTCTCCACTCTCAGGCCAATACTGGCGGAACAATTAGGACATTCTATAAATGTATGTGGTACGGCAGCCTCTACAACGTTCTCTACGCCTTCAAAGCAAGCTGAACATAGCTTAGCTGGTACATTGTTAATCTCGCCATCGTAGCCCTCGTTTTCAGGGTCAAAAGGGGTATTACAAATAGTGCATACGGTATCCATTTTATAATTTCTATTATCTGGCATTTCGTTTCTCCCGTCTTCTTTTTCCGGCGTGTAATTTCATGTGACAATTAGCGCAAAGACATATACATTTTTTCAATTCTTCAATAATTGTTTTTTCTGCATAACTGCCTCTTACTATTAACGCTACGGTATGCTTCTTTGTTTTAGGGTTTCTGTGATGCGCTTGTAAACAATCGTGAGACTTCTCAGCACATGCACGACATCCATCTTTCCTAAATTCATCTAAAAGTTTTTTCGCAACAACAATACGGTCAGCTACTCGTATCGCTGCTTTTGCGTCTCTGTTCTTTACATACTCCGGGTCAGTGGCGGCTCTATTCCTTGCGTAATCCGACTTGACTCTCCGATTATTAATTAAATCAGAATGATACTTCCGCTTCTTGGTCTCATTTTGGCATATCCTTCGTTTTTCTGCCCACTCAGGGTCAGCTTTGATTTTACCCTTAAGCCATTTTGCATGGCTATTTAATGCCTTCCGTTTTTTTTCCGGGTCTGTTAATGGCATACATTATGTATTAATTATACTGGCCGGGGGTCTTTCGCCGAATCTTGCAGTAAATCGTTTCAAATGTTCTTTTGCTTTTCCCTTATCCAAGGTTTCTGAATCTTGTTTAGAGTATGCCCTGTGTAACATCCAATCGACTAAGCCCAAATGATATTGAGCATCTATCTCCGGTGTATCTGTGTCTTTGTTTGCCAAGACCATTGCCGCCGCCGGGAGTCTGGATATCATTAGATTAAGGGTGTCATTTGCGGATGGTATTTTATAAAGGGTAATCTTGTTTGTGTCGTCTGGCAGCCAGCTTCTTGTTGTGCCTGACTCTACTTCCCAATTAGGATATGTAGCGTCAAGAACCCGTCTACTCGTTTTTACTAATGGCTCTGTGCCGCTTGCCATCTTTGCTCTCTTAACTATTAATACTTTTTCATTAAGGGCGTATGTTGCTATTCCACTGGAAATAGACAATACCGCCATGGCTGAGGTTTGGTCAAGTATAAGATTAGCCCGGATACATGTTTCGTTTTCCGCATCGTTGGCATACTCAGTCCACTCGGCCAGACTCCAAAGCAGGTCAGGCTTGTCTATTACTTCATCTGCTTGATTTTGTGCTGAGATAATTAATTCGCTTAATTTCATAAATACTCCTTATACAAATCTTTCCTGTTGAGCTTGCGAATTTCCAGAAAAGCCAGTTAATACGGATATTCTTAATTTTCCTCTTCCCTTTTCATATTCAGCTTTATGAAATGCCCCAAGTTTCAAGTCCTTAATACCCTCAATCGGCATCATGTAGGTTTTCCATTTGACATAATCCTTGACCGTTTCAAGATGCTCGTCTTCTATTTGCTGAGGGATATCGCTATCCTCAATACTTGTAGGCATTAATGCTACCGTGAACTCAACTGCGTCCCCGGTAGCATCTGGAATTTTAGACCAGCGTATTGTATTTCCGCCGTTATAGACAAAATAGTTTGGAGTGCCAGAGACTATTTCCCATTCAGGATTAAGGTGTTTCATTTCGCCGATTGTTTTATTGTCAAGTGTTTTATTCTTATACTTGCCATATAAAAACCTGATTAACTTTACATTAGCCGTAACCGGGGTCAGGGTGTGCTCTGGAACATTAATAGTTGATGTGTCCGCAATGTCCTCAGTAAAGCATTTGCTGTACTTACAAAGCTCCTGTATACCTTCCATTAAGAACTTCTCAACAAATATATCTTCGTTTGCTGGAAGTTCAGATAATACTGGCTGTCTCCACTCTATTATTTTTGTCATCTAACAATTTGCCTTTCCATACCTGCGGTTATCCTCTCCATTTCGTTGCTGCTTCGAGTGTCAAACTGAGGCTTATCACTTGGAATGTAATACTCGTTTGGCCTTAGTACCCGGCCATCTTTAGTACACGGTATCAAATCCATTCTTTTTAAAAGCATCGGACTTGCCGGATTAATCCTGCCATTTACTGGATGCTTCAAATACTGAGGAATAACTTTTTCTATTGCGGCAAGTGTTTCTTCATCACAATATTCATCTGCGGCTATTTCCCCAAGGGCTACCTGAGCCTTCATAATAAGCTCACCACGAATGATGCCAATATGCTTAAGCAGGTTGACATTATAGCCAAACTTCTTTTTGGCAAATATCGCCAATGCGTCTTTGTTTAATTTACCAATCTTGTCGATATCTTCCGCCAAGACTCCTTCTAATATTTGCTTGCCTTTTCCTTCTCCCATTCCGAACTCTTTATCATCTGCCACGAAAACCTCCATCTAAAAATATAATATTAAAGTCTATCTCATACCATTAAATGAAACTCTGGTATCTTTGAAAGTCTTACCTTCTTTGGTACATGGTACTAAATGCCTTTGTCCAATAATCTCCGGGGTTACTTCAAAAACACGCCCGTTGTCTTCATTCTTAAGATACTTAATATCTTCCGGGGCTACGTCTGGTACCTCTACCGGGGCATCGTCCTTCATGTTTTCTGTTACTATGTTTTCGCCTTCGCCTTCGCTATCCGTGAGAACTTCTGCTTCGGGTACCGCCGGGTATTCCTTCTGAAACATTGGGTCGTCTTCGCTAAAAGTTTTTATCATGCCACCTACGTCTTTACTTGCTACTGTTTCCTTGTTTCGGTGTTCATAACCGCTCATGCCATCGCCCATCGTCTACTCCTTGAAAAGATTAAAAAAAACGGGGCAGGGTACGGGCAAAAAAGATCATTGTCCGTACCCTGTAACTCCCCTCAAAAATACAGCTTATGCAGAATACTCTGGAATCATGTATCCAGTTGCCCAAACAGTTATCTTTGCAGCATCGACAACATGACCGGGGTCAAGGATAATGCTATCAGCCGTGTGATACAGCTTACCACTGAGAGCCATGAACGTATCGGCTGGTAATGCCATGTGTGTATCAAGTGCCGTACCATCAAGATCGAAAGCCGTAGCTATCCAACCATTAGCGGCAGCACCATCACCAAACACGCAAGTTGCGACTGCGCCCTGAACAACGTCCAGACGTACTCCAAGCAAAGTCATAAAGAACCCTGCTGGAATAGATATCAGTTTTGCTGAATCTGTAGCAGTCAGGGCATTGGCGGCAATAGAAAAGTCTACCTGATTGGCAAACCTTACGTGTTTCTTGACATCATTCTCAGAAACGCCTATTGTGCCACCACGAGTTAAATCGAGTATAGCCATAATTAAAACCTCCTGTTAGAAAAATCTGCCCTGCCTTCCATATTTCAGGAAGACAGGACATATATTATATAATACAATATAGAATAAGTCAAAGGCTATGTTTAAGCCTTCTTTGCTGGGAGGTAAACACCTGAATCAGCGTGAGTTACCTTGTATCCGTACACGTTAAGTCCACGAATAGCATCACCAAACGTATCCTGCAAACGGATGGTTTCAGTTTTTACAAACTGAGATGCAAAGCAAGTGAAGTCTCTGGTACCAGCAAGACAATGGAAAGTACCAGTTGCGGCAACGCCTGTAAGTGCTATGTTGTTAGATACATAGATCATAAACCTATCTATCATACCCAGCCTACCATTTCTGATTACTGAGCTTAAGTCACCTGCAAGAGAAGCATCCTTCAAATCACCCTTTTTAATCATCCCGGCAATCCAAGGAGTTATAACCAACCAACGGCCTTCAACAGGGATATTGAGCTGGTCAAGCTCTGTACCAGCGTCAACAATCCACTCTAATACGTTTGTCTTTGTAACAACCGTAGAGACAAGAGAGCTCGTTGCGTCAGTATAAACGTTAGCCAAGATATCCTTATCAATAGTGATTTTGGTTTGCTCGGCTGCGTCTAAAGTGGTTTCGTTAATCACGCTGATGTCAGACTGTGCTTTGTCTATGTCATCAACTTTGAAAGCGTAAACCTTTGCTTTATCAATTAACAGCTCTAACTTTTCGTCAGTCAAATCCTGATAATTAATAGTACCACCAACCTGATAATCACTTACCACAACAGTTGGCCTTTTTCTGATGATAACCTTGGAACCCTGTCCTTGGATTTCACCTTCCCAATCGTTATTGGTTATTGCACCAAAAACAGTTGTTGCATAAAACTTAGCTTGGAGCTTCCTACTCCAAACTTCCGGAATAAAATAACCATTAGGGAGGTTATTATATCCGGCTGATACCGGAACATTTCTAGGCATAACTAAGCCCTCCTTTTTCTTAAAGTTAAAAAATAAATAAATTTCACTTTTAGATCAATTCGGGAATCATGGCTTGCCTGAGCAAGGTATTCACGGCCTCGTATCTCTAAATCATACTGCTTACTACTTAACGAACCAGCCCAAGTGCCATTGCTTCGTCTATAGCTGGTTCATTTTCCTTCCACTCCGCATCCGTCATTTTTGCAATCTGCTGACGAGTAAATCTGATTTTGTTATCTTCCAGATTTGTCTCCTTTGCCTTCTTGAACTGCGGAGTCGATAGGCTCTTGGCTTTTTCTAACTTCGAGTTGGCTTTAGTGGTTTCCTTCGTACCATTTTCCGCCGGAAGTTTGTAGCCGTTTGCCTTTTTAAAGGATGTGAGTAATTCAATCACATCCTTTGTGGTGCCATCTTTTCTGATTGCGGTTGCTCCCATTCTTTCCATTGCCGGGAGACCTTCAATCCAATCATCCAGTAACGGCTCCTGTGAGAGCTCTTCAAAGTCTGGATGTATGTCTGAGATTTCCTTATAATGAGCATTATCCTCAGTTACTTTAGCGTCTATATCTCTTTGCTTTTCTCGTTCTTCCTGCTTGTCAAGCCTGTCCTGTAATACATCGTTTGAGGCTTTCTGCTTCTGCATCATCTTAATCATAGGCTCAGCAATTTCAGGATACTCTTTCCTTAAGTTTTCAAGGTCTGCGTCAACCTCTTCCTCTGTCTGGTTAGGCAGTTCCGCTTGCTTCGTTACCGGGTCTCCGGCATCTGCGGTAGTTGCCTTCTCGTCAATCAGCTTCCTGAGATCAGCATTTTCCGTAGCCAGATTTGAAGCATTTGTCTCAGCATCCTTAGCCCTCTTATTAGAATCGTGCATCTTCTTTTGGGCGGATGTAATGCGTTTATCTGCATTTTCCACGGTGAGGTCTTTTGTTAAGTCCTCTTCCTTGTTAGGCTTAACTTCTGCCTTATTCGGGAGCCCGACTTTTTCTTCCTCTTCCTTATTCGGCTCGGCTTCCTCTTTCTTTGCAGGTGGGTCTTCCGCCGGGTCTTCGTCAAGCGGAGTTTTGCCATCCGGTTGTAAGCCCTGTGATTCATAAAATATTCTGTCTGCCTCAGCCTCTTCCTTTGCTGCGAAGTCTACTATGTTCTGATTTATAGTATCGACTGTTGGTATTGCCTGTTCCGTGTTTTTTCCCTTGCCAATTTCCGGCATTGTGTTCTCCTTTTAATTTCCGCTTAAAATATTCTTTGCCTTTATTTCAATCGTTGCTATATCTCTTAATACCTGAGATATGCCTTGGTTAAATCTATGGTCGTCTT